TGCTTCGGCGAGCTGGCGCGCGCGGAGAATCTCGACAAGGATATGAGGACTCGCGCCACCACCTTCAAGAAACGTATCGACGATTTCTGGCGTAATGCCGTGCTGCTTGTAGAATTTAGCGATGTCGCTCAGACCAGAAAACGCAAGTGGCTCTGTGATAATTTGGTTGTCAGCAAAGGCTGCTGGCAAATCTGCTGGTGTGAGCTTAACACAATTCACGCCGTAGAGTTCCTTGTTGAGTTCTATCAGCTTTAGAAGCGGACCAGATACCCATTTGTGCCACGGGTCTTGCCTGCAACCGTAGCGCATCATCCAACTCGTCCAGCTCTTCTTGTCACCGTCTGGCTTGTTTAGCGAGTGGTTGTTAAGGACGTAACCCATAGCCCGCATCTCTGTGGGATCTTGGCATGCCGTCGCTGATAGAAGTAGGTTATAGTATCCAGCTTGTTTTGCGGCGATAAGCATCTGGCTATTCTGGGAATAGGCTGACTTGCACTTATGGCACTCGTCCCAAATGATAAGAGTTTCAGTCGGGAGTTTCCAGCGGTAGATTTTCTTACCTGCTTTGGTAAGGTATTCACTACCGCGTTTGATCTTCTCGTAGTTGGTTACGAAGATCGGCGTGATGCCAACCTCTTTAAGCTCGCGCTCCCACGACGGGACTACGATCTTCGGACAGACAACGGCGACTGGGATGCCTAACTCTAACGCAACTCTGGATGCGATAACTGTCTTGCCGACCCCCGTATGAGAGCCGTCAAGCGCGCCTCTATGCAGCTTGAGCGCAGCAATGAGGAAGTCAACGGATTCCCGTTGCTTGTCGAATAATGTTTTCATATTGTTAGAGGTGGCAGTCTTCGCAAGCCCAGCCCATGTTCCATGTGTAGATGAGCCTGCGACCGCACAAACATTCCATTTCGCTTTCTGGCGGGTGATCTGTTTCCACACCAAATTCTTCGGCTATAAATTCCGAACCGCGATGGGGGTTCTCAGGCTTCTTATATCGGTCATCCTGTAACGTGTTGCAGTGCTGTGCATCCAGTAGGATGTTACAGCTACAGGCTACATGAGCAATGTGCGAGATTCCCGATTCAGGATCTAGATCTTCACCGTCACGCCAAGCGTTGAGGTGTCGCATGATAGCGGCAACATACGTGGTCGCACAGACTCCAGTCGCGCGCCAGTTAAACGGACCGTATTTCGCTGAGCCTAACTTGTGAACCCATGCGGTCTGCTCCATAGCAAACGGCGGGATCAATGCTAGTGGTGTCTTTGTGGCACCGATTGCGCCTTTCGGATCGTTTGGTGTATTCATAGTTTTATATTTAGAAGAATAGGTCGTGACTACCGCCCAGTTCTGGTGATAGGTGTTCGACGTGGAGTTGGCGATCTAGAATGTGCTTCATTTTCGTAAGGTGTTTTAAAGCTTTAGCTATTTGCCTCTGCTCTCTAAGACCAACATTAGATTGTATTACCACGGTATTAGCATGTAATATAATCTTCTCAGTAGCTTTTATGTCTTTAGATAGCTGTTTGAAATCTTCGTAGTTCATATAATCTTAGTTCTTATTTAATTCATAAACAGCTCCAAAGTTATTCAAAGTTACTGCCAATCTTTTGCTTTCGGCGCGCCAAAAATTGCGGTCTTCGGTTAGGGCTTCGATGTGTTTTAAAGCTGCATCATAGCGGCTGTTCATATCATAGTTGTCAAGTTGACACCTGAGCCAATCTATTTCTTCTCGCTGCTCTGCAAGTTCGGCGACCACTTCAAGGAGTAGTCTTACTTGTTCTTGTATTTTGTTAGTCATTGGTTTAGTTTGTGTTATTTATTGTGTATGGAGAGATGGTGCCCGTATAGGGCTATTAGAAAAGCGTCCACGATACCGTCGTGCGGGACACGGCAGCGCGGAGACGCTAGCCATTTTTCTTCTGGTTCATATTCCTGTGCCTTCTGAAGTGCAACCTTTTTTGTTTGACCTTTAGGGACTTTGCCAAGCATCACCTTCTGCCATTTAAGCACTTCGACAGGCTCGACGGTAAGGATATGGGACTCGCACATGCCGAGAAGTTTGCCGAATGAAATGCCCATCGAGCGCATGGCTTGTGATGTCTTCGCATGCTTGAGGGGTTCCTCAATCAGGATTCGGGAATCAGTATTCAGATCCATGATCCATCGATATACTTTGAGTGTATCGATCTCACGCTTGCCAGCGCGCTCCTTACACGGCATTTCCATGTAGTCGATAATGTCGCCTGAATAAGCAGAGATGGCGCAGAGGCCTCCGTCGAGACCGTTGTCGATTCCTATGATCATCTATTGGATTTTAGTTTTGCTACGTGTGCTTTCGCTACGATGATGGCAGCGTCTTGAAGGACTTTGTTTTCTGGGTATTCAACACGTTTGCATGCGTTCATTACGGTAGCGTGCCCGCGATTGAAAACTTTTCCGATGTCCACAAAACTGCATTCAAAGAATACGCGCAGCAAGGACATGGCAACGTGTCTCGCATTTACAATGCGGGATTCTCTAGACGGGCCTTTCATGTCTTCTACCGAAACCCCGAACTGGTGCGCGGAAGTTTCAAGTATAACTTTATATCTAGTCTCGTCAAACATAGTGTTCTTCATAGGTGTTTAACAGAGTCAATGGAGTTTTTATTGACAATGACTCCATCACCCCATTCAGGCACGTGGATGTCGTAACCCTTTGTAAGCGTCTGTAAAAAGAAAACTTCACGCGCTGTTTCAGGTTTGACTCTATAGTATTCGCCTTCTAGTGTAACAACTTTGAAAGTAAAGTCGTTAGCTACTACACTGTCTTTACGGACTAGCGTCAGCGGGTTCTCTTCGATTTGTATATTATTAAACATATTATGCTTCTAGTTCTGGTTCTGGTTCTACATCAATAATCTCTGATCTCATTTTGGAAATCGTTCCGTTGCCTGTGTCGGTCTTCGCGTTGTTTAGGATGCTAATGTCAATACGCATGCTGCTCGCGCCGCCACCGTTCTTGGAATTCAATCCAAGGTTACGACGAATTAACTGGTCTAGTTCTGACAATTCGCGAACCGACTTCGGCCCTTTCAAATTCTTCATCGAGTCGCGTAGTAGCTTGATTCCAGCTGCCGCAATGTAGTGCTGATACTTGTCGGCTGGAGAAGCTTGTGACTCGGCGATCTCCATCATCTGCTCGTCCTCTACCGTGCGGGCTTTTTGTTTAGCTAGTCGGATTGCGTCGCCAGTGTAGTTGTCAAGATTGTCTTCGAGCGCCTCAGCATCCTCATCCGTGTCGTCCACGTATTGGATGTGCTCCTCAACTTGTTTGGGAAGTGGAGTGCCAGCGCGCCGTCTAGCAGGCAAGCCAATCTTCTTAAACCAGCGGCGGACAGTGCCAGCGTGCACGCCAAGCTCGCGTGCAATCGCATTGATCTTGTAGTCTTTTGCGTAAAGACTTAGCGCCTTTTGTAGTAGTGGATTGTCTGACGGCATGTCGCCGTTTTCTTCGTTTTCGATGTCTTGTTCCATGAGATTGACTGTTTGAATGTTAGGAGTTATGATGCCGTTCAACCAGTATGGCAACAAAAATCGTAAAAAAAAGTAAAATTCTCGAACCGCGAATAGACCCAGTAACTAAACGCATGGATGTTGGTGGTCTTCTTATCCCACCCACAAGCCTTATAACAGCGCTACTTTATGGGTTTGCTAACCACACGAACCTGCGTGCGAAGGAGTTTTATTTCTGGCGTTGCTGTGACGAACTTTGGAACAACGCCGACATGCCAGAGCCGTTGATGGTTAGACATCCGTGGGCTGAAGAAATGATTTGGGCGGCGTTGAACAACAAGTATCTAGCAATCGGTGGGTCGGCTAGCTCAGGCAAATCCCACACGATGGCCGCGTGGGGACTCATTAACTGGTTGTCGGAGCCGCGAGACACTCTGGTAATGATGACCTCCACTTCTTTGCGGGAAGCCCGCCAGCGTATCTGGGGCTCCGTAATCGCGTTGTTGACCGTGGTACCGTTCGCGCCGTGCAAGATTCGGGATTCGATTGGATCTATTGCCTACGTCGATGAGGGTGGGACGCTTATCGAACGGGCTGGTTTGCGGCTAATTGCAGCGGAGCGGAGCAAGACGCGTGAGGCTGTCGGCAAGTTTATCGGTATCAAGCAGAAGCGGGTCATCGTTATCGGCGATGAGCTTTCTGAGATTTCAGAGGCGATCCTGCACGCTGGTCTTTCCAACCTTTCGAAAAACCCGTGGCTCCAGATGATCGGCATGTCCAACCCGAACAGTCGTTTCGACGCTTTCGGTATTTGGGCAGAACCAAAAGGCGGCTGGGATTCGGTAGATACGCAGACGGCCGACAACTGGGTGACAAAGTGGGGCGGCTACTATCTGCGACTTGACGGCGAGCGAAGTCCCAACATTACGGCTGGCATGGTCTTGTATCCGTGGCTGCCAACCCAAGAGAAACTCGATGAGGATAGGGCGCTACTCGGCGTGGAGTCTAGAGGCTACTTGCGGATGGTGCGCGCCGTGTTCTTTGACAGCGACGAGACCACTGGCATCTACTCAGAGGTAGACCTCACTCAAAGTGGCAGTATGGGTAAAGTGGTATGGGCGGGTAAACCAACAGCCGTAGCGGGCGTTGACCCAGCCTTCACCAACGGCGGTGACCGAACGATCCTCTACACGGCTCTAGTTGGCTACAACAGGGACGGACACTACGTATTCGAGTTTGGGGAGTCCATCCTACTCAACGACGACGCGTCCAACAAAGCAATACCGCGAACCTACCAGATCGTCCAGCAAATCAAAGACCACTGCGTCAAGCGGAACATATTGCCAGAGAACGTGGCAGTTGACGCCACTGGTGCTGGCTCGCCGTTCTGCGACGTGCTGGCTGGTGAGTGGTCGAATCGGTTCATGCGTGTAGGATTTGGCGGCAAGGCATCTGACAAACGCGTTAGCCAGAACTCCAAACTGACAGGTGAAGAACTCTACGTGAACCGTGTATCTGAACTGTGGTTCGTGGGTAAGGAACTGATGAGAACCAAACAGTTGTTCGGTATTGACTCCGATCTCGCACAGGAAATTACCAACAGGAACTATGATCTGGTCAAGAGCGGCACACTAAGAGTGCGCATTGAATCCAAGCCAGAGTTCAAATCCCGCTTCGGTCGATCACCTGACTTAGCTGATGCTGCCTTTCTTGCGCTAGATTGCGCGCGCCAGCGGCTCGGGCTGGTGGCTATCGATCCACCGAAAGGGGAACAGGAAGCAGGGTACAGGAGGCAGCCTGTGACGATTAAGGAACTGGGTGGTGCTCTCGAGAACGCGATGAGTTGCTTGGCAGATTAAACTGCATCTGGTGGAAAAAACTTTCTAAATAATAATGTAGTTCATTAAGCTGGGCTTAATGAACTACTTCTTCTAAATAGAAGTTTTTATACTCTAATATGTAAGCAAAAAGAAACTGACCCGATTGTCGGTGTGTATCTACTTAGCTGTTGACAGGCTATTAGATATCACGTAAGTTCTCGCTGTTATGGCAGAATTAACGGCGGGACAAAAAGAAATCAATAGGAAACTGGCTGAAGCAGGACTCCCCCCACGTTTTCCTGAATCGTCAGGTGATGAAACAACACCAAAAACGCCCGCAGGATTAAAAGATCTCGGCGCACAGTTATTACGCGATAGCGCAAAGGAAGTGGCAGATAATAAAAAACTCCTCACAGCATCCTATGGAGGTCAACTTTCGCCAGCAATCCTTGATTCGGGAAAGCCACCGACACCTGATAAAACTTTTTTTGACAATCTAGACCCTACCTTTTCAGCTGTCCTTGGAGGACGTTCTGCCCCACCGAAATACGGTGGCACAGAGCTTGCGGAAGCTGCTGATAAACTCCCGAAACAGTCTGAATATATACCGCTTTTTGACGATAAACCAAAAGGATTTGGGACGTCGATGGGGTCGCGGTCAACTTCATCTCTAAGTGGTAGCGTAGGCAAACTTGGGGAGAGACGCACTCTCGGAACCCCTGCAAGTGCCATGCGTCGTGAAGCCCGTCGCTTGCGCAATCTAGGTTATAAGGATGCTTCTGAAAAAATGGCACTGGAAGACTCTATGCAGAGGCTCAACGAACCAGCTATCACGACTCAGGAACAAAGAGGCAGGATGAGTGCACAGGCTAAACAAGGTGATATAGCCGCCGAAGACGCTATGTCGCTGCAACAAGAACAGACAGACTATATGCGTAAACTTATCAAGGCGCGTCAAGAACAATTAAATGAAGGGGTATTGCCGCCGTATTCGATGGGACAAACTACTGCTGGCGCAACAAGTAACTTCTTTTCTTAGAGAAATCATATGGCAGAATTTTCTTACGAATCTGATATCGCGCCGATGCGCGGGTCTTATTTTTCTAACGCTAACCTTAACGATAGGGAGCGTAGGCAATTGCAGTCAGATTACGCGCAAAAAATTGCACCATATCAAGATATCACTAATAAGGCTCTTGACCGAATGTTTGACATTCAAAATCAGGAAATTTCCTTCCGCCGTGCTAACGCTGCTTTTGAAGAGGAGAAATTAAAACTTCGAGAAGCACGCGAAGCAGCTATTAAATATCCAGAAATTTCCAAGCAGTTTGAAGATGCTATGCTCGGTAAAAAGTCCACTGATCAACGCCTTCTTGTAGCAGATATTGAGATGCAGAATCCGTCCTTCTTCGCGACACCTAATGGGAATGCGTTGCTTTCAGCTGTTAAATCAAAAATAGCTGCTACAGCAACAGCAGAAGCAGTTGATCAAGCTAAGGCGAATCAGTTATGGAATATGGCTGCACAACTTGGCATGCCAGACATTGCTGAAAAAGTATCAACGGGCGCGTTAACATCCGATGATGCACTAAATCAAATCGCGACACGTAAAAAAGAATTAGACACGCTAGAGAAGCAGCGGGAGGTTAATGCTAAGATAGCTGACCAAGCATACAAAATCCAAACTGACTACATTGATAGGTCTGAGAGTTTATATAACACTGTTAGATATGCAGATGGTAGCGTTCAGTCATTTAGTGGCACTCCTGCGGATGGTGGAGAAGGATCATACCAGCCGTCCACAGGACCTAAGCAATTCGCACCAACATACAAAAAGGCTGTAATTGATCGGATAATTAATCTAAGCCGTCTATCTCCAGATGAAATAGATAAACTAAATAATCTCGACGATTTACAACTCCACAGTTTATTAGGCGACCGCGTCCAACAAAATAGAGAAGAGCTATATAGAGATGTCGTGAATGCACGCGCTGATATTACCCCTACTAGAAAAGACGAGAGACAAGACGACAAACTAAAAATTGCTTTAGATATTAAAGCCCCGTAATAATAGAAGATCTTAACCAACACAACACCCAGAACCCGCCACAGCTATGACTGAGCTTACTCCAATCAACATTTGGTCCACCGAAAATAATATTACAGATCCAATTGAACAGAGGAGGGGTTATAGAAACTATTTAATTGGCGAGTATCTTGCAAACGATGAACTCAACAATGAGACGAATAGGCTCATCGACGAAAATATTGCGCTCTCGCTAAAAGAAGTCGGGGCTTCTGATGAAGTAATTAAAACAGAGCTTGGGGTTAAAGAGGTTTCTTTTGAAGACCAATTAGCTTCGGTATACGCGTATACTGACCCAGCTTCAGAAGAGGGAAGTATTCTCCGCGAGTATAACACCACCAAAAATAGAATAACTGGGGGTAGCTTTAGTGAAACTGATCAGCAAGCATATGAAACCCGCATGCCTGTTCTTGAAGAACAGGTAAAGACAATTGTAAATAATAATTTCAATAAGGCACAACTTGCACGGGTTGCATGGCTCCTGACCTCCGAGGTCGACACCATCACCA